ACGGGCTTTCCTCTGAGGTGAAAAAAGATACCAAAATCACCGGCGGCGGCAACCTGATCCTGGGCAGTGAGAGCTTCAAGAATGCTGCTCTCCGAGGCAGTGGCACTGTTGAATACAATGATGATGGCAGTACAACGGTAACAAATTCCAATAGCCTTAAAGGATTTGATTTTAACACTACTAGCACGCGCATTGTCAATGGTGTAACGCTGTGCATATCCGCTATGTACAAGCAAGTTTCGGGCAAGGACGCTTTTTATCTGGACATCAATTATTCGCACGCTAACGGCAGCAAATATTACACCAGCATAAAGCCTGCTGACCAAATCAAAATTGAGCAATCGGACGGTTGGGTGTTACGGTATGGCACATGGACGCCGAAGGACAACTATATTTTGACCGGCGTTAGCTTTGGTCTGCGGTCGGGTTCGGTTACAAACAAGTACATGGCATTGCACCCCATGCTGCAATACGGCAATGCGCCGACCGCGTGGAACGCCAGCTCCGGCGACTATCTGACCCAGGAAAGCGCAAAAAGCCTGTTTTCCCAGACCGCTGACGAGATCAAAACCGAAGTCACCAAGTCAGTGACTGAAACGGTAACGGCCAACGTGAAGGACACCGCTACCAGCGCTGCCAAGGATGCCGTTGACAGCAAATTGCAGGATTACGCCACCACCGCAACGGTGGAGAGCCTGAAAAAGGATGTCTCCAGCATCAGCCAAAAGGCGAATAGCATCAGCACAAAAGTCAGCAGTCTGGAAGAAACGACAACAACCATTTCCAACGACCTGGACAGCACAAAGCGGGAATTCAAAACCGTTAAAGAATCAGTATCCGCGATCGACCAGAAAGCCGACAGCATTACCCAGACGGTAACGCAGCGGATCACCGGCGGCAACAATATTATTGTGGGCACCGACGACTGGAACAATGCGACCCTGGATGCAGGCGGCAATGACCTGAGCAAAAAAGGAACATACACGATCAGCGGTGAATCTGTCCGAGTGACCAACAAGGCGCAGAACACCCGCTTCCACTTTGGTGCGGACAAAACGCTGGTGATTGCCAAGGGCATGACCTATTGCGCCAGCGTACTGTACAAGCTCAACTCCGGCACGGACAGCCTGTTTTTGCAGTTCGAGACCAAGAGCAGCAGCGGCGCAAAAAGTTATTACGGCTCCGCGTTCAAGCAGGCCCAGCAGGACATTGAGCTGGACAACGGCTGGAAGCTGCGCTGGGCAGCCTTTACGGCGACCGCTGACGGCTATGCAGACGGTCTGTTCGTCAGCACTGCAAATGACCTCGCCACCGTTACCAACGATCTGACCATCATGCACCCCATGGTGCAGATGGGCAACGCACCCACCGCATGGACGGCCAGCACCGGCGACTATCTGACCACCAGCGAGACCAAGACCGCGATCAAACAGACGGTGAGCGAAATTAAGCTGACGGCCAGCACAAGCGGAACCAGCAGCACCATCAAGCTGACGGCAGGCGGAACAGAGATCACCAGCGCACAGATCAACCTATCCGGCGTGGTGACATTTTCGGATTTGAGTACCTGGAACCAGGATAAGACCATTATCAACGGCGGCAACATCACGACCGGGCAGCTGCATAACCTCAACTACACCACCGTGTACGACCTGGACAACGCCTGGATTCGCATGGGCACCGAGGCCGGTGAGCGCGTATTTCTGGATAACCGCCACATCGCCTGGTACGCCACCATCAACACCGGGTCGATTGGATTAACCGGCGTTCTGTACTCAGAGGCGGGCAGCAGCTACATCGGCGCATGCAGCAAGTATGCAAGGTATGGGTGGGTGAACGGCCTTAACCCGACATCTTACGTTGGGATGCAGATCACCTACAACCGCAGCGATGACAGCGATGCCGATTTTAACACTACCCGCGTTGGCGTGAGCGGCAAGCTCAACGTGCACAATCTGGACGTTTGGGGCAGCAAATCCCGCGTGGTGCCTACCAGCTTCGGCGCGCTGAAAATGGCCGCATTTGAGACGCCGCTGCCGACCTTTGCGGACTGGGGACGCGGCGAATGCGGGCCGGACGGCTGGTGCCTGATTGCCCTTGACCCGCGCTATGCGGAGACCATCGCCCAATATGGGCAGCCCGCCTGGCTGCTGACGGATTGCGACGGAACCGGCCACCTGTGGGCCGAAAACTGCGGCCAGTATGCCATTATACACGGCGCACCAGGGCAGTGCTTTGCCTGGCTCTGCATGGCCGCCCAGCGCGGCTATGAGGGCAGCTATGCCGACCGCAGTGACAGCAGCTACCCCGCGGGCGAACCGGCAGGCATTGAGCTGGCCGCCAGCACCGCCGCCCGCGCCCAGGACGAAAGCACCGCCGCCGCAGATGACCTGTTGGCTATGGACACCGGAGCAGATGAAACCGCAGACATACTATTGGATGAATCGGAGGGATTAACATGAAGAAATTATCTGGCGTGGCAGTTGTGACGACTGCCGAGGGCGAGCGAGTGAGCTACACCTACATGGAACTGGACGACAGCGGCAATATCACCAGCCAGAACAACCGGGGGTCTTTTGTGGCCCTTGATGAGGAAGTTCTGGCCGCAATCAGCACACTGAAAACCGCCGTGAACGCGCGGCTGTAAGGAGGAAACCATGACTGATACCAAACGCATCAAAGAGTGTAAACGCAAAATTATTGCAGCGATCAACGACGCGAAAATCCCCTTTGCCGTGACGGAGTTGATTTTGGAGAACGTTTTGAATGTCGTGCGCGAGAACATGGCAGCGGAAGAAGCAGCGGCGGCAAACATCGAAACTCCGAAAACAGAGGAAGAAAAAATGCCGAATTAAGGCGCTGAGGAGAAAAACATGAAACAGGGAACGCAATTTGCGCTGCCGGTTGAAATCGGCATGAGCCTGGACGAGGTAAGCCGGATCGAATTTGTGTTCAAACAGAAGAGCTGCAAAGGCTTCCCGGCCATTAAATCCAACGTCTGGCCGGATGACTGCACCCGGCAGGAAGGACAGAACATCATCCTTATCCCCTGGACGCGGGCGGAAACGTACAAATTCATGGGCGGCGATACGCTGTACATGGATACGCGAATTACCCTGAAAGACAGCACCGACCAGCCGCAGACTGAAATCCTGGCTCTCAAAATGAGCCCGACCTTATTCCAGGAGGCTGATGGCTCATGATCCAGGTGCGAGTGGCCCAACAGAGCGCCGTATCGGTGCGCATTGCAGGTGCGGCACCGGTAAAAGTAGACGTGACCGGCACCGCAGTGGTTGGTGCGCCGGAGTATGCAGGACCATATGACATCACGCCGTTGTTCTCGGCGCAGACCCTGCCCACCGCAAAGCGGCTGATGCAGCAGGACGTAACAATCCGCAAGATACCGCAGTATGAGGTATCCAACGATTCAAGCGGCTACACACTGATTATAGGAGATGAATACTACAATGCCCAATAAATACGTGAATAAGGTGGTTATCGGCAAGGAAACGAAGCTGGACCTTACCGCAGACACCGTAACCCCGGACAAGCTGGCCAAAGGAATCACGGCGCACGACAAGTCCGGCGCCCCCATTACCGGCACCAGCACCAAAGACGCGGATACCGGCGATGCCACCGCAGCCGTAGCGGAGGTTTTGACCGGAAAAACGTTCTACGCGCGTGGTGCCAAAATGACCGGCACAATGCCGAACAATGGCGAGGTACACGGCGAGATTGCCACCGTTGCTGGGAAGTATACAATTCCCATGGGCTTCCACGACGGCGCTGGCGGAGTGACTATCGCGGCGACCGAACAGGCCAAGCTGGTGCCTGCCAACATCCGTGAGGGCGTTACAGTCCTGGGCGTGAAAGGCGCTATGAGCGGAAACGAAGGCATGAAGCCGCAGACCAAAACTGTTACACCGACCTTTGAGCCACAGGTTGTTCTGCCCGATACAGCGTATAACTGCCTGTCCCAAGTTACTGTGCAGGCGATCCCGGCCACATACGTTGATAACGCCGCGGGCGGGCAAACCCTGACGATTGGAGGCTGAGCATGGCGGTCAACAAGGTTGTTATCAATGATAAGACCGTCCTTGATCTGACCGGCGACACCGTGACCCCCAGCGATCTGGTGGAGGGTGTAACTGCGCACGATGCCACCGGCATGCAGATCACTGGCACTCGCCCCGCCACAAGCGGCACGGATACCGGCGATGCAACGGCGACAGCGAAAGATATTGCTAGGGGCAAAACGGCGTATGTGCAGGGCAAAAAAATCACGGGTGAGCTGTACGAGACTGCAGAAGGGAAAACAAAAACCTACTTTACTTGGGGCGCTGAAAATGTCACGTTCAAACGTGACAGCGATAGGGATTTAATCAACATAAAAATCCCTTGGTTTGGCAACGATGAGATCATGCGGATCGGTAGCTACATGGAGCTTGGAGCCGATGCTACTCTTTTTGGCGACGCTACTGCTGCGGATGTAGCCAAAGGCAAAACCATGACATCCACGGCAGGGCTGAAAGTTGTCGGTACCAACACCAACGATGCCGACACCCGCGACGCTACGGCAACGGCAGCGGATATCGCCGCGGGCAAAACAGCCTACGTGCAGGGGGCCAAAGTTACCGGTACTGCTGAGCCTGCCGAAAGCAATAACAACGTTGAGGCATACGCCATCACGAGCACCAGCCCCAGCGTAAGTTTTAAGCGCACTGATGGGGCAATCAAGATCTGGGGCTACGGCACCATGACCAGTTCCGGCGGCTGGGGCCAGCAGACTACGAGCCTGGTCGCGTTTGAGGGCGACAAGTACCACAAGGGCGCCATATACGGCAGCCCAAGCAGTACCAGTTTGAGCCTAAGCATCAGCAACGGAAAACTGACTGGCCTGCCGAGTGGACTGACGGCGATCAGCGCGATTGTAACGAGAGGTATATGATATGAGACTTTCAAACGGTGACGTCCTGCTCCGCTGGCCCCTGGCCCAGCACATTATCACCGCGGGCTGGCTCTACAATGATGGCAGCCTGCACCGGGCACTGGATTTCCGCGCGGCCGTTGGCACCCCCGTGTACGCCGCAGAGGGTGGCACGGTTGCAATCGCGTACCACTGGAACGGCAAGCGCACCCAGGGGGATATCAACAGCTACGGCAACATGGTCAAGCTGCGCCATGCGGATTACCGCGGCGGCCGGCTGGAGACGCTGTACGCCCATTTGAGCAAACTCTGCGTGGCCCAGGGGGAGACGGTATACGAGGGCCAGCTGATCGGCTACAGCGGCGATACTGGCAACTGCTATGGAGCACACCCGCATTTTGAAGTGCGCTGGAAAGGCCAGCGCACCAACCCGCTGAACTGGCTGGATGCTGATTTCAGCACGGCCAGCAGCGCGGTAAAATTGGGCAGCTACAGCAGCGTAGCGCACAATATGAAGGAAGTGGAATACATGAATTATGCAATCGACGTGTCAAAACATCAGGGCAAATTCAACTGGCAGGCGGCGTATGACAAGGGCATCCGCCATGCCATGCTGCGCGCCGGGTATGGCCGTTACAGCAGCCAGAAAGACCCCCAGTTTGAGCGCAACGTGGCTGAGTGCACCCGGCTGGGCATCCAGTACGGCGTGTACTGGTACAGCTATGCCAGCACCCCGGCGGAAGCCCGGCAGGAAGCCCGCTGCTGCCTGGCCGCGATCAAGGGCAAGCACCTGTGCCTGCCGGTGGCGTATGACATTGAGTATGAGCCGTGTATCTTGCGTCTGACCAATGCCCAGCGCACGGCACTGGTGGAGGCATTCCTGGGCGAGGTCGAGGCGGCTGGATACTACGGCATCCTGTATGCGTCCTGCGATTTTATTCGCCACCGCTTGGATTACAAGGCGCTGTCCAAGTATGATATCTGGGTGGCCCAGTACGGCAGCGCCTGCACCTGCCCCCTGCCGTATGGCATCTGGCAGTATTCCAGCCGCAACGCGCTGGGCATCCCCGGCTACGGCACCAGCCTGGACTGCAACCGGGTCTATAA